TACAGCCCGCACCCGAATCTGTGAAGGAGGCCTGACATGGCTTTTTATTGGAACAAGAAAGTCCTGCTGGCCAAGATCGAAGCCGTCTATGGCACCGATCCGACCCCGACCGGCCTTGCCAATGCGATGCTGGCGACCGAGATCAAGCTGTCGCCGATGGAAGGGCAGGATCTGAGCCGCGAGCTTGATCTGCCCTATCTGGGCGGCCAGCGCAGCATCCCGACCGATCTGCACATGAAGCTGAGCTTCAAGGTCGAGCTGCAGGCCTCGGGGTCGCTGGGCGTGGCCCCGGCTTGGGGTCCGCTGCTGCGCGCCTGCGGTGTGGCGCAGACGATCGCGGCGGGGGTCTCGGTCACTTACAACCCGATCTCGTCGGCGATGGAGTCGGCCACCTTCTATCTGCATGTCGATGGCTCGCTCTATAAGATGCTGGGCGCGCGCGGGAATGCGAAGTTCACCGTCAGCCCGCAAGGCATCCCCTATATCGAATTCGAGTTCTGGGGCCTGTGGACCGCAGCTGCTGCTGCTGCCGATGCGACGCCGACGCTGACAGGCTTCATTGCCCCCATCGTGGCCTCGAAGACCAATACCCCGACCTTCACCGTGGGCGGCCAAGCCCTGATCATGCGCCAGTTCATGATGGACATGGGCAACGAGGTCGAGCGGCGCTTCCTGATCAACGACCATTCGATCCTGATCGTGGATCGCGCCGAGACCATTGAAACCACCGTTGAAGCGGTGGCGCTGGGGACGTGGAACCCCTTTGCGCTGGCGGCGGCGCAGTCGGCGGTGGTGATTGCCCTGACCCACGGCACCGCTGTGGGGCAGCGCGTGACGCTGAACGTGCCGATCGCGCAGGTGATGCGGACGCCCAATCTCGAGAACAACCAGAAGATCGTGGAATGGCCGCTGCGCCTGACCCCGATCCCCAACGCTGGCAATGACCAGTGGACGCTGGTTCTGACCTGATCCCCCTTTAACGGAGTCCCCCTGATGCCCCTGAAGCTTGTGAAAAACCCGACCTTTACCACCGAAGCCAAGATCAACGTGCCGACCGATGAGGGTCTGATCGAACAGACAGTTTCGGCGCGGTTCCGCGTCATGCCGCCCGAAGACATGGAACTGCCGCTGCGCGAGTTCGTCGGGCGGGCGTTGATCAACGTCGACGGCATCATCGACGAGGCGGGCGCGTCGATCGACTGGACGCCTGCGGTCGCGGCCCAGCTGCTGCCGCTGCCCTACTTCGCGCTTGGCCTTTACCGCGCCTACGACTTTGCGATGGCGGGTGCGAAACAGGGAAACTGATCTGGGCGGGCCGCGCTTGGGCCACCGGCGCGCTCGCCGCAGGGGCGAACGAGGTGGGCGAGGATTGCAAGGCGTTCGGCATCGATCCCGCCCTGCTTGCCGCCCCGACGACTGACGAGGAAGGGGTCTGGCCCGACCATCTTGAGGCCCTCACCGCGTTTCTGGCCGTGTCCACGCAGTGGCGGGTCTTGGCGGGTGAAGGCGGGGCCTACTGGCTGGGTCTGGACCATGCCGCCGCCAAGGCGGGCCTCGATCTGGCCGGAATATCGCTGACGCCTGCCCAATGGGCCGACGTGCAAATGATCGAAGCGGGCGCAAAGGCGGCCCTGAACGAGACCTGACCCATGAGCCTGTTGTTCTCCCTGCTGATGAAGATGGACGCCGGTCAGGCCAAGACCGAGCTGCGCGCGCTGCAGACCGAGATGACCAAGGCAGGTGGCACGGCCAAGGTGCTGGGCGACGGGGTCAGTTTTGCGGGCGAGGCTGCCGATGCCATGGCCGCCGAGATCGCAGCACTCAAGGCGCAGATCGACGCTTTGATCGCTGCCCAATCCAAGGGCAAGACCACGACAGACCAGTTCCAGCGGTCTACCCAAGGTGCGGCAAGTTCGGTCGGCAACCTGACCGCCCAGTTCAACGACATCGGCATGATGATCATGGCGGGGCAGAACCCGCTGCAACTGGCGATCCAGCAAGGCACCCAGATCACGCAGGTGATTGGCCCGATGGGGGCCTCCGGTGCGGTGAAGGCGCTCGGAGGCGCGCTGATCTCGATGCTGTCGCCGATCAATCTGGTGACGCTGGGTGTGATCGGTGGCGGTGCTGCCATGATCCAGTGGCTGACATCGGCGCAGGACGAGGCGATGTCGCTGGATGACGCCATGGGCAAGCTGTCGAAGTCGATGGATGCCTACCGGAAGTTCACGGATATGTCGGCAACCTCGACTGCGGAACTTGCCACACGGTTCGGTGCCTTTGCAGGGCAGGTCAAAGGTTTCTCGGAATACATGAAGGGTGTCAGCCTTGGCACTGTTCTAACAGATATGGACGCGGCAATCGGGCCGCTGAAGGGCAATCTGATTGCTGTCGTGGAAGCACTGCGGCAGGTCAAAGTTGCAAAAGACAACGTCAATCAGACGCAGATGCTTGTCGACCAAGGCCTCGAAAACCCGATGGCCCTCCAAAATGCCAAGGATGCGCTCGAGTTATTCCAAGCCAGAGCGGAAGAAGCCGCCGCCGCGATGGGGCTTTTGCCTGACCAAGCAACTGCGTTGGCAACGGCTCTGGATAATCTGGGTGCTGCGGAAGGCATGGTGCAGATCAGGGACAGAGCTGCCGAGGCTCTGACGATGATTCAGAGTTTCGAGACGAGTGGCACCGGCTTGTCTGCCGAAATGGCCACGGTCGCCTCCTACCTGAACGACATCGTAAGCCAAGCCGCCGAAGCCAGCAGTTCAACCGACGATGCGGGCGCTGCTGCGGCACGGTTGGAAATCAAGATGCAGGGTGCATATGCTGTCTATGCCGCGACGCGGGGCATGGCTGCAGCGCTTGCCAATGAAACCGAACGCGCGGCCAGAGCGCAGTTTGCCTTCGCCCAACAGTCAATCGCCGCTGCTGGCAAGGTCTATTCCGGGCGCGGCGGAGATCCGCGAACATCGAACGCGCAGGGCGAGGGCCGGTTTGTTTACAGCGGGCCATCATTGGACCCCTTCAACAACCCTGTCGCCAAGGGCGGCTCTGGCGGCGGTGCGGCCAAGGCCGAGGCTGACGCGGTGGCCGAGTTGATCACCAAGCTGCGCGAAGAGCAGGAGGTTCTGCGCGAGAGCGATCCGGTCAAGCAGGAGTTGCTGAAGTATCGCAAGCAGCTTGCGGATGCGACGGCGGCGGAGCGGGCCGAGGTTGAGGCGCTGATCCGGGCGGAGCAGCAGCTGAAGGCCATTCAGGAGGCCGAGGACTGGGCGTCGAAATCCGCTGCGGACTTTCTGGATGCGATCATCGTGAAGGGCGAGTCGGCGGAGGATGCGCTGAAATCCCTGCTGTCCTCGCTGATCAAGGTGGGCATCCAAGCCCTGATGCTGGGCGAGGGGCCGCTGGCGGGTATCCTTGGCATCAAGGGCGGGCTGTTTTCGGGTCTGTTCGGCGGGCTGGGGGCCAAGGCGCTCGCGACCGGGGGCGATGCGGCCCCGGCGCGGCTGGCGGGGCGCAAGGCGATCCGTGCGGGCGATGTGGCAGGATTCGCCGAGGCTGCGCGCCGCCGCCCGATCCGGGGGCTGATCACCGGGGACGGCGGGCCGCGCGATGACCGTGTGCCTGCGTGGCTGTCGCCGGGGGAATACATCGTCAATGGCCAAGCCACCGCGCGCTATCGCCCGGTGCTGGAGCGGATGAACGCCGGGGCCGACATCGCGGGCTATGCTTCGGGCGGGCTGGTCGGGGCTGCGCGCGGGGCAGGCATCGGCGGGTTCGGCGGGCGGGGCCGCCCGCCGGTGGGGGACATCCATATCCACGGCGCGCAGGGCGACGCGCAGATCCGCGAGATGGTAGCGCAGGGCATCAAGGTGGGTCTGACCGCCTATGACCGCGATGTGCTGCCGACGCGGGTGCCGGGCATCCTGCGCGATCCGAGGGCGCGCTGATGGCGATGACCTTCCCCCTTTCGGTCACGGATTTCATGCGGGCGCTGCCGATCGCCGAGATCAGCTTCGACACCCCCGAACAAGTCGAGGTCAACCAGACCGCAGGCGGCGAGATCATCACCGCCGATCTGGGGCCGATGCTGTGGCAGGGTGATGTGCGCCTTGGCACGATGACCCATGCCGAGGCCGCGCATGCCGATGTGATGCTGGATCTGCTGCGCCCTGCGGGGCGGATGTTCTACGCCTATGACACCCGCCGACCCGCACCTCTGGCCGATCCGGCGGGCCTGATCCTCGGTGCGACCGTGCCGACCATCGACAGCCTGATCAGCGGAAACCGCGAGATGACGCTGGCGGGCCTGCCTGCATGGTATGTGCTGTCGCGCGGTGACTATCTGGCCTTTGATTATGGCAGCCCGTCGCGCCGCGCCTTGCACAAGGTGGCGAGCGAACAGGTTCAGGCCAGCAGCGCAGGCGTCACACCCGCCTTCGAGGTGACCCCGCTGCTCCGTCCGGGTGCGACCGTGGGGGCCGCTGTGACCCTGATCCGCCCCGCCTGTCTGGCCCGCATCGTTCCCAACACCATCTCCAAGGGGCAAAGCATCCGCACCATCACGCGCGATGCCGCGTTCCGCTTCATCCAGGGTTTGCGGACATGAGAAGCTATACCGCCCCCGAACTGGCCTACCTTTCCTCGCGCAACGGTTTTGTCGCGCGGGGGCTGATGTGGGTGCAGGCGCGCAACCGCTCGACGGGTGCGACCGAAACCATGGGCCTGTGGACCGGCGAAGAGGACCGCGATTTCAGCATCGAGGGCGGAACGCGGACCTATCACGGCGCGGGCGCGCTTTTGGGGCTGGACCAGATCGTGATGCAGACCGGCCTGACGGTGCGGATGCAGCGGGTGTCGCTGGCGCCGATCGCGACGGAGGTGGCGCAGATGCTGCGGGGCTATGACGCTGGCCTTGCCCCTGCCGAGATCCACCGCGCCCTGTTTGACCCGATGAGCGGCGATCTGGTCGCGGAACCCAAACGGTTGTGGAAAGGCGTGATCGACACCGCCCCGATCCACACCGCCGAGATCGGCGGGCAATCGACGGTCGATGTGGCACTGGCAAGTGCGGCGCGGGCGCTGACCAAAGGGCTGAGCCTGACCAAATCGGACGCGGTGCAGTCCTTGCGCGGCGGGGACCGGTTCCGCCGCTATCAGGATGTCACCGGCAAGGTGTCGACCGTCTGGGGCGAGAAGAAGGCAGGTCAATGATGCGGCATCCTGATTGGAAACTGCGCCTGATGCAGTATCTGGGCGAGGCCGCCCGCACCCCGTTCCAGCCGGGCCAGCATGACTGCGCCCTCTTTGCCGCAGGGGCTGTCGAAGCGATGACCGGCATCGATTATGCCCGCCCTTTCAAGGGCCGTTATACGACCCTTAAAGGTGGGGTGCGGATGCTGCGCGAAGCGGGCTTTGCCGATCACATCGCCCTTGCCGCCGCATGGTTTCCCGAGATCGCGCCCGCCTTTGCCGCGCCCGGCGATCTTGCGGTGATCGAGACGCCCGACGGTCCCGCCATGGGCGTGGTGCAGGGCGAAGGCATCTATGTGCTGACCGTGGACCGGCTTGGCATCGTGCCAATGCCGGGGGCCACCCGCGCCTTTCGGGTGATGTGATGGTGCGGCTTGTCTCCCTGATCCTGACCGGCCTTGCGGCGCTGCTGGCCTTTGCCGCACCCGCCCATGCGGGGCCGGTGTTCTTCGCCGCGCTCTCTGCCGGTGCAGGGGTGGGTGCCGCCTTTGCCGCCACCACGCTCGGCCATTTCCTGACGCAGACCTTGCTCGGGCGATTGCTTGGGGCTGTGGCGCTGTCGGCGCTGCAGGCCGCACTGATGAAGCCTGCGACCCCCGGCATTACCACCGAAACCATCCGCTCCGGCGGCGTCAATCCATCGTCCTTCCTCCTTGGCCGCTATGCCACCGAAGGCGACGAGGTCTGCCCGCCGATGACGCATGGCAAGGCGGACAAGACCCCGAACGCCTATCTGACCTATGTGATCAGTCTGGGCGACATCGCGGGCCAGACCCTGTCGCGGGTGATCATCGACGGGGAATACACGACCTTCAGCGGCACAGCCCATGCCGATTATGGCACCCCCGCGACGGGTCGCCTCGCAGGCTATGCCTGGATCAAATACTATGACGGCACGCAAGTGGTGGCCGACCCGATGCTGCTGGCAAAATATGCGGGCTACCCGGAACGCCCGTGGCTCTCCGACATGGTCGGCACCGGCATCTGCTATGCGATCCTGACCTTCCGCTATAACCGCGAACTCTATCAAAGCTTCCCGCGCTGCCGCTTCGAGATCGACGGGATCAAGCTTTACGACCCGCGCAAGGATAGCACGGTGGGCGGGTCTGGCGCGCATCGCTGGGCGAATCCGGCGACATGGGAGCCGACCAACAACCCCGCCGTGATGGCCTATAACATCAAGCGCGGCATCAGCCTGCCGGGCTTGGGCATCTGGGGCGGT